GTCTGCCTGCCTGCGAGTATCGGTTTGATAGGGCAGCATTAAGCATGACCCTGCTGAGCACCGTGTGCGTGTTGTTGAAGTTTGAGTAGTCTAGGCAGAGTATCATCTGCCTGTTCTGCAGCATCATGATGCGCTGCACGGTTTCGCGGACGTCCTCCGGAGTCTGTCGGATCACAGCGCCACCTACTGACATGCGCTTCTCTAGATTGGCACTCGCATAGCTAGCCATGAGATATGAGCCATCGTCGGCTGCACGTAGCGGCCTGCGTTTAAGGCCAGGCTCATTTTTAGTGGCTCCACGGCACACCATTTGGGGCCTTGCAGCGTTCCAGTTCTGCCTGAACCACTGCTCTGTCTCATATGCCAAGTTGAGCAGCTTGCTGTCTGGAACAGACTTGCAGTTGGCCAGAATTTTGGGCCACTGGTCCCTGTGCTTCCTGGAGCCTGTGCCTGTAGGCATCCACGCTGCGCGTGTGTGCCACCAGTCCATAGGGTGTTGAGGCGTGCCTTGCTGTGATGCCGACAAGCACTCCTCGGCTAGCTGCCTAGCCTGAGTGTTGAAATCGCGCATCCAGCGGCGCCTGCTGTCAGGACAGAACACGCAGTAGTAGTGGGGCCTGGTTGCACTCGTGCGTTCCGCAAGCTCTTCTTCTACATCATGGTGTCGCATGTCTCTGCCAAGCAGCGTCTTGATGCGTCCGACCAGCGTGTGCATGTGGTTGGGGCCAGCGTGCATCTGCGGATTGTGTTTGTCGAGGTTGAGATGCAGTGAGGCGCGGGCTATGCCTTCAATGCCTTCCAGCCCCAGCTCCAGCCACTGCGCTAGTGGTGCCCTTGCCATACTGCATGCGAGGCGGTGGGCCCCGGCTTGGGACAGCGCCTCAACCCAGAGTATCAATGCGGACACCAAATAGGCTGGCATGCCTATCTGGGCGTCCAGCAAGGCGGTGAGGCAGGCATTACTCATCATTGTGTTGTTGGCCACAGTTTGCAGTGATACTCGCATGCGGCCAGCGAAACCTGATGCTACGTCAGTGTATTTTGATGCATCTATCTTGGGCCTTATCGTGCTGTCAGGTGCATCGAGCCTGGCATCATGAGGTGCGGTGCAGCGAAAAGTCCAGGTCTTTGCGGCATGGGCTGCATAAGCGCCAGCAGCCCTATGTCGATACCAAGTCTCAGCGTCGCACAGCCCTTGGCCCATACTCAGGCGCATTAAGTGGCTGCAGCATTCTTGTCCTGCAGCTAGAGTCCGCCGCCCAGCACTAGTTCCTGCAAGTTGGCGGCACTGCCTGCAGCCCGCCTCGCTGATCCTCTGTGCCTGCGGCTGGTCACGCCAGTCTGTGTAGTGCTCGCAGAGGCCTCGACTGTGGGCGCTGTCGAATGCTCTGCGGCGTCTTTTGGGTCTGGAGGTTCACTGGCGCTGTCTGGCTCATGCTCTTCTGTTGCTTGCTCCACAATCTGCGGTGGCTGCAGGTCCATCAGTAGCTGGTTGTCATCTTGAGGCGTAGCACTACGTTGTTGGAGCGTCTGCGTCGCCATGGCCCGAGTTTCCACGAGCTGTAGCTGCTCATCAAGTTGCATCTTGGCACTAGCGGCTGCATCGTAGTAATCAGCATACTGCATGGCTTTCGAAGCGTTGGTCCAGTTGTCGCTGAGCCAGCGCAGCGCTGGGATAGACGTGCGTAGTCTGTAGCCCATGTTCCAGTTGATCATGCTGGAGGCTGTTATGTCGCTGACGTGTTTCCCTGTGACAGCATTGAGCACTGCCGCAGACACTTCATCACTTTGCAAA